AAAGGTATAAAAATTATCTTTTACGTCTCGTCTATGTTTTTTAGTTTTACGAGGAATTATAACCGCATGTACTGGATTATAAATCTTTTTACAATATCCTAATGCTGAAGCATAGTCATATATTTGCCCAAATCTGTTAATTACTTCTTTATATTTTACTAGATTTTTATATAATTCATTTACCCATGCTTGAAATTTAGCTGTATCAATTTCGTCTATATAATCCTTTTCAAACCACGGTTTGATATGAACTTTATAATTTATTGCAGTTTTATTAGCAGTAGATTCCTTTACTGTTTCTTTATAAGCAGGAAACCATATATTATACACGTCATCTACAGTTTTTTGCTTAGGCTTAATATAGTTTTTGATGCCTTCAGCTAGGAGCTGATCATATGCATCTTTAGCGTCATTATAAGTTGCAAATTTTCTTTTAGTAATTTGAACTATTTTACCGGTTATTGGATCTTTACCTAAATATGCATGGAACATGTATCTGGTTTCACCATTTTTTAATTTATATGATTTGATATGACTGTCTCTTTTTGGCATAATAAAAAACCCCCTATTTTGGCATCATTAAAAGTCTGCTAAAATAGGAGATAGCAGAACTGTTTTAATGATGGTTTTGTTAATCGAAAATATTTATGTTTTGAGCTATTGGCGTAGCTCATTTCCTTATCCCACTGATGTTGGCGCATCGGTGGGATTTTTGTTATTTTACTTCGTATACTTCTTGGCCGATGTTGTCGAAATTTGAATTATCGAATTTAACTGTAACAGGATTATTATTCTTTAATTCAAAAGCTAAACATGCTTTAACTGTCTTTCCTGGAAGTAATTTATTATTTAAGTTGTCCTCATAGGTTTGCAGTGGATCGTTTCCATTATCATCAAGTGCTGCCATTCCAGTAGCTAGTTGAACATTGGAAGTATCAGTTTTTTGGTAAGCATGAACCACCATATAGACATTAGATGGATCTTGTTCTTTAGTAGAATTATTTATTACATCACAATATAGAACTAGTATTTTTTTACCATCAGTTGCTGAATCTCTTATTTCTGATTTCGTAAATTTATAAGTTTCAATTCCGGCATCAAAGACTTTATTTTTATAAGTCCAGGTTCTGTCTTTAGCTGTATCAGATGGTACTACTTTTTTTGGTTTATTTACTTTAGAACTAGATGTTTTACTGCTATTATTGCTGGAACTGCTGCTTGAGGAACAAGCTGAGGTAGCTAACCCGATGAAAGCCAGTCCTGTGGCAACAATAATATATTTTTTTCTCATGATTATCCTCCGAAGTATTGCTTAGTTTATAGTCATTTCGGACAATTTTATTCTTTTCTTAGTTCTTCAAACATAGAAATTTGCAATTTTGATTCATCATTTTTTAGATGTTTATTAGCTAGTTCTTTAGCTTTCAATATTTCCTCGTCTGAAATTAAAGAAAGAGTATACAAATGTTGAGCAACTATTGATTGTTGACCTTCTTTGAATATTAAATAGGCATCCTGATATCTTTTTTCTTTTCGATAGAGCATAGCTAACAATCTATTAGCTTCGGGCATTAAATAAACCAATTTAAATAATTGTTGCTCTGCTAACTCATATTCGCCCATTCTGTAAGCCATTAGACCAAAATAAAACCTGGGATTAATGTAATCAATTAGCACATCTTTCTGATTTTTTTCACGATGAGGGATTATGCTTTCTAAAAAGGCTAAATTAGCTTGGTTTATTTTAGATTGAATAAAAATTCGATATCCAGTTTTTTTATTTATTCTTTTATTGTTTTCTTCTTCAACTGCTACTTCTAACTTCTCTGGAAGGTCAGAAGGTTTTAAATCATTTTCAGATACTTTCTTACCCAACCAACCTATTTTTTTCATTTCGTAGAAACCATCACTAGAAATATCATTTGGATTAACTTTTGGAAGCTTAGTAGTATTTTTTAATGGCTTTAATGTATCAATAGAAGTAGCATTATAAACTTTATTATATAAAGCTCGTTTAGGGTTAGTTATGCCCATCCCTTTTTGCCCATAGCCTGGCACAATAGATTTTTTTACTGCTCTTTTTGCTCTTCCAGTGGTTCTGGCTTTAAATGATTTTTTAAGTGAGGGCTTTTTGATTAAAGATCGCATAAATTCTCCTCTAAAGTGATTTCAAATATTTAATAGTCCAATCTTTATAAGAGGGTGGAATACAGTAATAATACATAAAATTATCTACATTCCATTCTTCTTTAGGAATATCTTCAAAATAATAATGGGCCAGTATCTTAATACCTGTTTTATGTGCATTTACTTCTATAGGAGATGAGCTACTGTCACCACAATAATAAAATTTCCCTTTATCACCATTGAAAATGTGACCAATTTCATGAGCTATTTCTAAAGGTAAACCTTCTTCGTCATTATTAAGATTAATGACCATTTTTCGGTTGGTAGTATTGCAACAAGAAGGAGTGCCAGGTTGAAGTAAGTGAGTAGCTTCAAATTGAATATCATGAGCCATCGCGTAATTAAATAAATAATTAACTGTTAAATTATTCATCATCGTTTTTAAGCAACCTTCTTATAATTTTTAAGTCTTCTGGTGGAATAGGTTTCCCTTGAAAAGTAAAAATAGTGTCATCATCATCTAAATCAGCTTGAGATTTATCATTAGATGAAGGATTATGATCATCTGTTAATCCTTTTAAATAGTCTGTAGTAGTATTTAACACTTTGGCTACTGCTGCCAGAGCGTCTGAACCTGGCTTATTAGTTTTCCATTTGTAAATAGAATTTGTTCCTAATTTTGCCTTATCATTTACCTCACGAAGAGACATTTTCTTTATTTTTGCTAATTTTTTAGTTCTGTCAAATTCAATCATATCAAGGGTTTCTCCAATCCTTGACAAAATTATTTAGAAAATATTCTAAATATGTGTTGACTATTTAGAATATTTAGGCAATAATAGTTTTGTCAACAAGTTACGAAACATTTTTAAAAACAAGTTTATAAATATAATAAATAGCATTTTTCAAGTATGGGGATACTGTTTAAACGCTTATTTGTTATACATTGATATTAGTAAATTTTCTAAAATATGTCAACAATTTCTAAACTTTTTTCTAAATAAATTTCGAAACGTTAGACAGAAAGAGAGATGAAGAATATATGCCAATTGAGGAAAGATTAGAAAATGCTAAGAATCAGGTTGAAATGGAAATAAAGACAGCTTTGTTAAGTAAGAACATGACTCAATCTGAGTTAGCAGACTTGTTAGGAGAAAGTAGAACAAGGATTAATTTGGCTATTAAAGGTAATACTAATCCTAGATCAGTTAAGATTCGAAAGAAGATTTACAAAGTTTTAGGAATGGAGTGATCTCATGGAGGCTGTAGAAAAAGCTAATGGATTAGTGAGCGAAGCATTTGAATTGGTTTATCAAGATGCTAAATCAAAAGCTCCGAAATTAAAAAATCCAATGTATGGATATTTTAATAAAACAAAAGCGTCAGTTTACCTAGGTATTAGTCGGACTACGTTCGATGTTTGGCTAAAAAAATATCAAATTCCCTACACAATGATTGATGGAATTCGTAGATATGCCAAAAAAGATTTAGATAAATTTATGGAGGAACATAAGCGATGAGTAAGTGGATTAATTACAAAATTAATAAATTTATGGGCACTGATTTCACTATTAGAGAAACAGAAATCTTGAGTTTAGGCAGTGTTATCACAGCCTTAATGATTTTTACATTCATCATGTACACAGCGATTTTTCCAAATATCTAAGAAGGTGAGTAAAACGTTAAGCAAGACTACGATTAATAATTTGATTGCTAATAGCAATGCAATTACAGACGGACAAAAAAAGACGTTACCTGCGCCAACAGATAACGACCAATACAAATTTATTTACACAAGAGGATTATAACATGAATGTTTTCGATATTAACAACGCCATTGAGGAATTAGAACAAAAAGACTTAGATCCAGAAGTTCTAGTAGATACCATTGAAAGTTTAAAGCTCACTAGAGATCAGAAACTTGATGGTGCAGCTGGACTATCTGACAAGTATGACAGCCAAATAAACTGGGCTAAAAAACGAATGACTGAACTTAGAGAGTTCATAAAAGTATTAACCAATAAGAAGAATCGTCTTAATCAGTTTATCACTGACGCAATGGACGATGCTGGTTTGAAAGAGTTACAAACCGAACATCATATCTTAAAGCCACGGAATTATCGTGATTCTGTGATTGTTGAAGAAGTTAAAAAGCTACCAATTGATTATGTCGTGGAAGAAAAGACTATCAAAGCAGATAAGAAAAAACTTTATGAAGACCTTAAGGCTGGTAAAGAAATTACCGGTGCACATTTAAAAGCTAATAGAAAGACATTAATTAAATAAAACGAGGAATTAACAATGAAAGAATTAGAAAAGTATTTTGAAGAAATTAGGTCAGGAAGAATTAAGGATTATGTAGTTTTAGGTATGGCTGAAGATGGGGAAACAATAATTTACATTAATGGGCGTGCTCCAGTTTGTGATGGATTAATTAGCGAAGCACAAATTAAAGCTACAAATCATTTTGAAAATAATTTATCAAAGAATGAATTAAGAAATTTATTAGGTGATCTTAGCTAATGTATGAATTAAGACCCTATCAAACCGATTTAATTAATAAAATTGTCGATTCGATGAAGAAAAAACATCGTGTAATTATCGTTCAAAGTCCACCTCGAACAGGTAAGACAGTGAGTAATGGCAGAAATTGCCAGAAGAACTACTAAAAATAATAACCGTGTGATGTTTCTTATCCATAGGCGTGAAGTCTTGGATCAAGCAGTTAAAACTTTTAAAAATCAAGAAGTAAATTCTGATTTTTTAACAGCGGGTATGGTTCAGACCCTTACACGGAGAGTTGATAAATTACCAGTTCCTGATGTGATTTTAGTTGATGAAGCACATCATGCTTTAGCTAAGTCATATCAAAATATTTTGAATAGGTTTCCTAACGCAATTATTTTGCTTTTCACGGCTACACCACACAGGACAGGTCGGCAGCAGCTTGATCAAATTGCAGATGACATTATTGTTGGTCAATCAATTCATGAACTTACTGAAAAAGGATTCCTAGCACCGTTTAAGTATTTCCAGCCACCCGGTGACTTTGACGAAAAAGCCTTAAAGCGTGGAAGTACTGGAGATTATACGGCTGAGTCAATGCAGGAAGCTATGTCTACTAAAATTTTTGGTCATATTGTTAAGCAATACAAAAAAATTGCGTTAGGGATGCAAGCAGTCGTGTATACATACTCAATTGATTCAGCAATTAAAATCGCAACAGAATTTAATTCTGAGGGTATTTCGGCAGTTGAAGTAGATGGAACGACTTCAAAAGAAAAACGTGATAGAGCCGTGCAAAAATTTCGAGATAAGCAATTGCAGATCTTAGTTAATGTCAATCTTTTCACAGAAGGTGTTGACCTTCCTAATGTTGATTGTGTGATTATGGCACGTCCAACAACCTCACTTGCTTTGTATTTACAGTTTTCAATGCGGTGTTTAAATCCGAGACCAGGTAAAACAGCAATCATCATTGACCACGCAAATAATTTTAAGTCATTTGGCTATCCAGATGATGACCGAGATTGGAAACAAGCGATTAAATCGGGTAAGCAGAAGAGTAAGACACTGCTTAAAGATCCAGGTTTATCAATTGTTACTTGTGATTATTGTTTTGCAGTAGTCAAGGCTAGTGATGTAAAAGATGGTAAATGTCCGATATGCGGTAAACCTATCAAAGTTCATGAAGCTAAGCCGATTAGTGATGTTGATTTAGTTGAAGCAACGAAAGCTCGTAGAGAGCGCATTAAGAAGATTATTCAAGATCAAGTCATGACTAATGTGGTTGATAAGTCAGTTGGTGAATTGAAGTCGATGAGTGAATTAGTAGCATATGGTAAATTACATGGCTACAAACCAGGATGGGCATATTTTATGGCTAAAAAGAAAGGAATTTTTAAATGAAAGTAAAAATTATTGGTGGTCTTAATGCATTTGAAGATCGAATTAATGATTTTATCAAGGACAAGAAAATAATTGATATTAAATATCAAGACAATTCAGGAGTAATATCAGCATTAATCATGTATGAGGAGGATAACTAAATGATCCAATTACCAAAAGTAGCAACATTAAAACCTAAATCACAACCCCACAACTTCTTTATTTGGGGTGAAACGATGTCTGGAAAATCTTACTTTTCAAGCTATTTTCCTAATCCACTAATTTTGAACACAGATGGAAATAGTGAACAAGGACAAGCCCCAAGTATTCAAATCCGAAATATTCGGGATGCAAACGGAAAATTACAACAATCAGCAATTAAGCAGTTGAATGATATTATTACAGCTCTTCAAATTGAAAATCCACAACGCCCAGCTGACCAGCGCTTTAAAACAATCGTCATTGATGTAATTGATGATATCTGCGTAATGATTGAGCAAGCTATCTGTATTGATGCCGATGTTCAAGCCTTATCAGATATTGCATATGGTAAAGGCTATGCAATGTTTAACACGGCACTTCAACAATTCGTTATGGATCTTAAGGCACTGCCTATGAATGTGATTTATATTAGTCGTGAAATTAGTACCACAGATGAAAATACAGGTATTACAACTTACAGACAGTCTCTAAAGGACAAGTACTACAACATGGTCAATGGAAACTGTGATCTAGTTATTAGAACTTCAAAAGTTGGAGCTGGTCAAAATATCCATTACATGCGTGAAGTGAAAGCAGCTAGAACTAAGTATTTACCAGAAAATATTACTAACAAACGAGTATTAGATCTATTGCTTACTTGTCAGGGAATGTTTAGTGATGAAGTTTTAAAGCAATATAAGGAAAACAAAAAGAAGGAGAATAAATAATGGGTTTATTAGAAGCGTTAAATAAGGTTAAAAGTGAAAAATTTGATCCTAAGAAAGATGATATCAACTCAGGATTTCAACCAATTCCAGACGGTACATATACTGTTACTTTAAGTGGAGTTAACCACGGTGTTTGGCCAAAATCTGGAACTGACTATATTAGATTCAGTTTTGACGTAGTTACTGGAGAACAAGCTGGTCGTCAAGAACATATCACACCAACTCTTGCATCAAAAAAGACAAATGGTGAAAAAATGTCTGAATCGACACTTGCTCGAAGTATTAAAATGATCACAAAAATTGGCGCTATGGTTGACTTTGATGTCCCTGATAAAGTTTTTATGGGTGCTAATGAAAGTGAAGATTACGAGATGATTCAAGAAGAATTTCGTAATGCTGGCGTTATTGGAAAATTACTTAAGCTAACAATTAAATCAAGTCCAAACAAGAAAAATCCAGATAACCCTTGGCGTAACTACAAGTTTGAAGAAGCTGAACAACCTACTACTGCTAATGTTGAAGATCCTTTCAAAGATGCAGCTACGGGCATGGAGATTACAGATGATGATTTGCCATTCGGTAAATAAGGAGGAATTGAACAATGAATATTAAATATCCAAAAACAGAAATAATGATTGTCTTAGGTAGTAAAGTTTATCCACTTTATACCAGTCTTTCTGTCAATGAAGTACATGATTTTATGGGTACAGCACATCGAGAGGATTTCTTGATTTTCCCTACTGCTATTAATAAAGAACATGGTAATGGTCTATGGTATCCAGGATGTGGATCAGATCCAATTTGGACAGATTGGGAAGTTAAGAAAAATGCAATTAAATCAATTATTAAATTACCAAAACCTAAGGTAAAAATTGATTATAATACTGATTCTAATGACTATGAGTTCTAATTATGCTAGTTAACTTAGTAAATTATGCAGTGAGCTATGCAAATCGTGGCTTCAGTGTAATTCCGATTGGTCAAAGTAAAAAGCCGTTAATAAAGTTTGCTGGTAAGCCACCACTTACTCCAGATGAAATTCGTGAGATCTGGAAAAAATATCCATTAGCTAATATCGCATTGAAAACAGATAAATTTTTCGTAATTGATGTTGATCGTCATGGTGGTGAAGTTGATGGAATGAAATCCATAAAGGACTTACACCATGATGAATGGTTTGAGGATACTCTTGCGGAGAAAACAGCACATAATGGATTTCATTTCTTCTTTACTAAACCAAAAGATATGAAAATTAGTCAAAATATTGGAATTTTACCAAGCGTTGATCTTAAAGCACATGAAAATAACTATGTTGTTGTAGCGCCTAGTAGTTTAGGCGATAAGAAATATCAGTGGCTTAACAATGCACCAATGAAAGAACCCCCGCAGGGGTTGCTTGACTTGATAAAAGATAAACAAAAGGATATGCCACCAACTTTAGTTGCGGAAGTTCTGCAAGGAATGCGAAGACGTACTAAGACAACAGATCTTTTTGAAACTATCGTTCAAGGCCTTGGTGATAAAGGTAAACGTAATGACAATTTGACAAGTTTTATGGGTGGCTTACTTATGCGGAATGTAGATCCTTATGCAGCAGCTAAATTAGCGATGATAGCAAATGATAATTCTTCCGATCCATTACCAATAAATGAGGTAGAAAGAACTGTTAATTCGATGATTGAAAAAGAAAATAGAAAGAGGGGTATTTCATGACAGACAAAAAGGTTCTGAACTTAAATAAAGAAGAAGCTGAAAAGCTTAAAGCTAGCGAAAATAAGAAGTCAATTTTTGAACGGACTACAGCTGGTGCTTTGCGAACTACCTCTGTTAAGAATGTTGTCTTAATTCTTAAAACAGATCCTAACTTAAAAGATCTATTTAGGTTTAATGAGTTTACACAAGAAATCGATGTTGTTAGAGATACCAAGATCAAAACGCAACTAGGATTAATTACGATTAGCAAAGGTCAATATACCGATCAGGCAATTAACTCCATTGAACTTTATATTGAATCGTCTTCAAAATATGATGGTGCAAGCTTTAAAAACAACGTGATTGATCAAGCTATTACTAATGTTGCTTATATGGATTCATATAATCCGGTTATTGATTACATGAATGAAGCTTATGTTAAATGGGATAAAAAAGAGCGGCTTGATAAATTATTTGTTGAGTATCTGGGAGCACCATATGATGAAACGACTTTCTTAATTACGGAATTGTGGTTTATGGGAGCAGTGGCCAAGGCTTTTAATCCTAAGACTAAGTTTGACTTTGTACTTGATTTAGTAGGTGGTCAAGGTGTAGGTAAAACTTCACTACTTCAAAAATTAGCACCACTTGGGCTATATACCGATCAATTTAATACTTTCAGCAATAAAGATGACTTTGAAGTTATGAAGAATGCACTAATTGTCAATGATGATGAAATGACAGCAAGTAATTCAGCTAGCTTTGAAGAGATTAAAAAGTTCATTACTATGCAAAGCTTTGAATACCGTAAAGCTTATGCACGTAAGTCAGAAACTTTCTTAAAGAAATTTGTTTTAGCAAGAACTACTAATGAAGTTCGTCACTTAAAAGACAGATCAGGTGATAGAAGATTTATTTCAATTTTCGCTAATGGAAAACGGCAAACGAAATCACCCATTACAGATTTATCTGATGAGTACGTACAACAAGTATGGGGTGAAGCAGTTCATCTGTATAAAAGTATTAAAGATCCATTTTTACTTAGTAAACATCAACAAGATTTACTTGAAGAAAATAGAAAGCAATTTCGGTACACTTCTGGTCTTGAAGATGAACTTAATACTGTGCTTGAAAATAAATTCAAGGATAAGGAATTTATCAAAAACACTGAACTATCTTTTGAAATCTTTGCTAATGAAGATATGTTAAGCCGAAATTCAAAAGAAGCTCGCGATATTAGATATTATATGGAGCACTTAGGTTATGAAGTTGGTGCTAGAAAAATGATTAAAGGTAAAACAGTAGCAGGTTTTAGAAAAACATCACACTAAAATTATGCTTAATTACGGTTACCGTAATCAATGAAATTCTTGATATATGTGGGTTTAACCCACTTGATTACACTATTACAGTAAATATTAATAAAAAGTAAATAAATAATATATATAAATATATAGGGGCTTATAGCTTATAAAAAGTTTTTAAAAAGTTACCGTAACTTTTTGAATTTTAACTTCTGAAAGTCTTGGGACTGTAAGAATAGGGCAGGATTACGGTAAAATTACGGTAACTTTTTTCGAGGAAAAATTATGAACAGAATAAAAGAACTTAGATTAAAAAATAAACTTAGTCAAGCTGAATTGGGTGAAAAGCTTAATTTGCCTAAGGGAACACTAAGTAGGTATGAAAATGGAATTCGTGAGCCTAAAATTGAAACTTGGCAAGCATTAGCAGACTACTTTAATGTTTCTATTCCATACATTAAAGGCGAGATTTTTTACAATGATTTATCTGATAAGGAAAAGAAAATTTTTGACATAATTTATAACAATTTAGCAAATGAACATTTAAATATTTATTCTGAAATTAAAATTATATCTGCTCTATTAAATGGTAAAAAGAGATTAGAAAAATACGGGGAATAGATAATTTTAATGAACATGAAAATGACACTAAGCGATGCAAAAGTAATACTAGGTTTTCTATTACTTATTTCATTGATATGGGCTGGATATAATTCTGAACATTCAGATAATAAAAACTTACAAACGGTAACATCGTTTTGGCTAGGCTCAATAGTATTTATGCTTATGTTTTATATAGTTTTTAGTTATTGAGGTTGGTAAATGAAGACTAAATTTAAAATGCCAGATGTTGGAGATCATCTTTTATTAAAAATAGAATCTCAATTTTCACATGAAGTTATCTTAACTTCTTTGGACGATGACGAGTACTGTGCTATTAACTTAGAAAATGGTGAAGGAATTACAGATGCCGATGGGTTAATTTGTTGCGACTCAATTCCTGAGCTTTTAGGCGAACTACAAAAACACAGTAATGTTTATTTAATGGAGGATTAATCATGCAAGGAAAAGTAATTATTTTTAAAGGAAACATCAAGTCATTTAAGACATCAGGGGGGGAGGTAACCCTTCAAATTATTGCTGATACGAATGATGTATCACTTGATAGATTGAATGAGATTAGTGAAGGAATGGTAATGGTTAACCTTGAAGCTAGTCAAACAGAATTATTAACTCAAGAAAGTGAGAAGAAGTAAATGAAAATTAATGTATATACTCCAAACTTTCATAGAATTACTGATAATTATTTATTAGATGAATTAAGAAAATATAATTCCAAGGAAAAAGTAGTATTTAGACCTAACTGGAAAAGTGGTTATAAATATCAAATCGAAGTAGAAAAAGCTAGTGAATTGCATGATTTTATTCATAACTTTTACGCCTATGGAAAAAATCCTAAGATTTTAGCTGATGATGATGGTGAATGGTATATAGAAATGAAATATTAGGAGTGAATTAATGAAATTATTTGTTTTTGAACGTGAATTTGAACTTTTAGATAAATTTGTAAAAAAGATTAATGATTGGGTGAATTTACATAAAGAGATTACTATCGTTGATTACAATTTCGGGTATGACAACGATGGAGAACTTCAAACAGTGGTGGTGAAGTGGAAATGATTAGTGATGTATTTTTCCAATTGCATAATTCATTGAGAAAATTGTTTTGTCATCATGAATATGTGTATCATTCAGTACCGTATTTTTTAGAATTTATTGGATATTATGAATGTAAGAAGTGTGGAAGATTAAGTTCTAATCCTCCTGAGGAATTGGTGATACATGATGGCAAGTGAACATGAAATTCAAAAATTGATTCAAGTAGCATTATCACAGCATAAATGTAGCGTGTTCCGGACTAATGTTGGTAAGGTTCAAACGATTGATAAACGTTGGTTTGATACGGGACTACCTCAGGGATTCCCTGATCTAATGGGGTATCGTTGGGTAGATAACCAGATTTTTATGATTGAAGTTAAATCAGCAACTGGGAAACCTCGTAAGGATCAGTTACGGTTTCATGAATTTTTACAGTCACATAATGTAATTCATGGAATTGCTAGATCGGTGCAAGATGCTTTGATGATTGTTGATGGTGGTTTAGTCGGATACGGTTATGATTAGTTTGGTATATAGGAGTGGGTACAGTGAGCTTAGGATTGTTTCCAGAATTAGATGAAAAAGAAACTAGAAAGTCTGTTTCTAAGTTTCTAACTAAGGATCTTGAAAGACTATTACTTATGAGTGGTCATGATCTTTTAGATTTAAAGTCACCTGTACTAAGTGCAGCTCCTGGTCATAGCAATGGAGAAAATCATAATGAAGCTGCAATTATTCGTGGACTTAATGCCGAAGCAATGATTAAAGCCGTTGCTGATACTATTGCACATTGTTCTGATAATTCGAGGAAAGTTCTGCTAGGCTTATTTATCTATCAACAGTCATGGGATGAAGTTCAAAAAACTTTATTTTGTGAACATAACAAGCTTGGATATACCCGTAAGAAAGCTCTTTATGATTTTGCAGATAGCTTTGATTTTTGGCAAAGATTTTATGAATGTGAACCCATTATTGATCTTCATAAATATAAGTAAGGGTACTTTGAAGGTATAATTGTGGTACTTCAATAGTCTTTAGGTATGGTTAAATATATATTGTGAGTTAATAAAAATTAATTCATCGCATTAATAGAATTCCTCTCTATATTTATGTATTTAACATTTAGGCTATTGCTCTGTGTTAGCTGTGCATACACACATTCTTTAAGAATGTCCTTTAAGAGCATAATTATGATTAGCTTTAGTTTTGAAATGCTTAGTTTTAAGCCACTAAGGCTAATCTTTATAGCAACTTAGTTCAATGGGAGAACAAAGCGTGTACAGTTAAACAATGTGCTTGAGAAGGTGGTTCGATTCCATCAGTTGCTGTAGTCCTTTTTAGGACTAAATAATTCCATTCGTTTCAGAAAGTCAAGTCTTTTAATTAGGCTGGGCTTTTTTATAATTATTTTTGAAACGAATGGGAGGTAATGAATTGGAAGCAATAAAAACAACTTGGGAGGCCTTTAAATCTGACGTGAAGACTAGATTAGGAATAGCTATAGGATTTAGCTCTTTTTTGTTGTGTAGAACATATATTGAAACTTTACCTGGTGGTAAGGAATTATTCTCTGTTTTAGCGGTTCCATCTTTTTTTATTTGTATTATTTTTTGGATATCAATAATTTTGGATATTATTTTTAAGTTGATCAAAAATTTGAATGACAAAATTAAATGGCATCATTATGATAAATATATTCTTTCATTGAAAGGACGAAGGCGTGAGATTGTAAAGCAAATTTATCATGCAAATGATCAACATAAAATGTATTTAAATCATAATGATACCGATGTAATAGAGTTAGAAATGAAAGGCATAATAGTATGTCCGAAATACTCTACAATTCTTGGAGCTGAAGTATGGCCAGAAGATGGTGATTTAAATGATCCTCCATTTTTATATGTTCTTCAACCAGCTGCACTTCGTTTAATTGAAAAACATAAGAAAAAGTTTAAATTAGATAAAAAATAATTATTTGTAAGAGTTAGTCGAAAGGCTAGCTCTTTTTTGATGGGGGTTTTTATGAAGTTTTTAGCAGTAGTTCTAACAATCATCTTTACAGTAGCCAGAATTATGAATCTTATTACATGGTCATGGTGGTTAGTTTTAAGTCCAGCTTTAATTTATTTTGGTGCAATAGTTTTATTTTTTGTAGTAATGGGTATTGTATGCCTTATTTATACTCTGATAGATAAGATTAGAGAATTAAAATGGAAATAAAAGATGTAATAGACGGGGTTAAAGAAATAAAAGAAGAGCAGTCAGATCCCGAAGTAGCTCATTTATTAGAAGATAATTTGTATGAACAAGTACTTACTGAGATTGCTTTTGGTAATTGTTCTGATCCAAAAACTTTTGCGAAGGAAGCTCTAAAAACTCAAAATATTCCTTTCAGACATTGGTATGCATAAAACTAAGGTGGTGGTGATATGGTTTGAGTAAGTTAACGACAAAGCAGAAAAAGTTCTGTGACGAATATATAAAGTCTGGTAATGCCAAAGACGCAGCAATTAAGGCTGGATATTCTCCTAAAACGGCTTATTCAATTGGAAACGAAAACCTGAATAAACCTGAACTAAAATCTTATATAGAAGAGCAAATGAAAAAGCTCGAATCGAAAAAGATAGCAGGGGCTAGGGAGGTTTTAGAATATCTGTCGTCAGTTATGCGGGGCGAACAAACAGAGTCTGTAACAACTGCTAAGGGCGTATATGATGATGTACCAGTTTCGGCAAAAGATCGAATTTCAGCAGCTAAAGAAATACTTAAACGATATCCTATTGATCCATTTGGTAAAGCACAATTGCGTAAAGCGAATGCTGATGCAAGGATTGCAGAGGCTAAAGCTAAGGCAATGGAAGATAATGGTCAAGATATCGAGCAGCTACTTGATAAGATGCTAGTTTCATTAGATAAGGCAGATGATAGAAATGGCAATAACTGATTTTTTTACTTTAAAACAAGCTCAAGTATTCCATTTTTATAGAACTAAGCCTTTTAAAATAATGATTTTATCTGGTGGTGTTAGATCTGGAAAGAGTTTCGTCAACAATGTGCTGTTTATGAATGAATTGAAACGGGTAGCATTGCAAGCTGAAAAAGAAGGCAATAATCATCCTCGTTTTATATTAGCTGGTGCTAGTTCTGGTTCAATTTATAATAACGTGATCTCAGAATTACAAACTCAATTTGGAATTACTCTTAATGCTGATAAACACAATCATTATCATCTTTTTGGTGTTGATATTGTGCCTGTTTATACCGGTTCAATTAATGGACTGAAAAGTGCTCGTGGTTTTACAGCTTATGGCGCTTATGTAAACGAAGCATCCCTAGCAAATGAAGCAGTATTTAACGAAATTCAAAACCGTTGTTCTAAAGACGGGTCACATATTATATGTGATACAAACCCTGACATACCTACGCATTGGCTTAAAACGAATTACATTGATAATAAAAATCCTGACGCAGGTGTTGTATCGTTTAATTTTACGATTGATGATAATACAACCCTTGCATCTGACTATGTTAAGTCGATGAAAGCATCTAAGACCGGTGTGTTTTATGATCGTGACATTCTAGGTCTGTGGGCAACTGGTGATGGTATCGTTTATCAAGACTTCAATAAAGACACAATGGTGGTTGATGAAGTACCTGATGACTTAGAGTATTATTGCGGTGTTGACTGGGGCTTTGCTAAAGGGCATGAGAATGTAATTACAGTTATGGGCGATGATCCCGATACTGATACCTCTTATTTAATTGGCGTTTATAAGTCAACAGGTAAATATATTGATTACTGGGTAGATATAGCTCAGCAGATTCAGAGTGAAAAGGGCTATGGGATTAATTTCTGGTGTGATTCAGCACGTCCGGAATATGTATCTTATTTCCAGCAACAAGATATTCAAGCTCGAAATGCTGATAAATCAGTTATGGATGGAATTGAATATTGCTCATCTCGAATTAAATTAGGTAAGTTTAAGGTTTTGCGCAGTTGTGCAGAGCCTTTTTTAGATGACTTATATCAATATGTTTGGGATCCAGTTAAGGGAGTACCAAAAAAAGAGCATGATAACGTAATGGATTCATTCAGATATGGCTTATATAACCAGCACAAGCAGCTTGATAATCAATTTATTCCAAATATTTATATTTAAAGGTGGTGATTAGTTGAAAAAAGTTAGAGGTAGAGGATTAGTTACAAGAAATGGTACTTTCTTATTTCCAAGGGATGCAGAGCTAACAAATGATGAGTTGAAAGGATTCATTAACTGGAATACCGATCATTTACAGCCTAAATATCGTGAGAATATGAGACTTTATTTGAGTAAACACGATATTTTAGACGATGATCCCAAAGAATTTGGACCTGATAACCGATTAGTGGCTAATTTAGCTAAATATATTGTTGATACCTATAACGGATATTCTTTAGGGGTAGCACCTAAGATCACGCTAGAAAAAGGTAATAACAATGATAGTTTGCAAGCTTGGCTGAATCACGTTTCATTCTTTGATAAACTCAATGAGTTAGGGAAACAAACAAGCATTTATGGGCGCTCGATTGGATATGTTTATCAAAATGAGAATGCTGAAACAGAGTTTAACTATGTTAGTCCATCTAAAGCTTTTATTATCTATGACAATACGGTTAACAGAGAGCCATTAGCATTCGTAATGTATGAGTATTACGATACTGAAAGCGACTGGCAAGCTAGAGGTAAGATTTACTACTCAAATAAGATTTATGATTTTGATGATATGAAGATATCAGATGATGATACAGTTAATCCTTATAAGATGGTTCCAGCGGTTGAGTTCTATGAGAATGAAGAAAGACAGGGCGTTCTTGATCCAGTTAAGACGTTACTAAATGCCTATGATAAGGTACTTAGCCAAAAGGCTAATCAGAATGAATATTTTGATAATGCATATTTAGCATTGTTTAATGTTCATTTGAAGACTAATAAGAAGACAGGAAAGCCTATCCTTGATCTAGTAAATAATAGATTTTTGTACCTACCTAATACGACACCAGGAACGGAACCGAAACTCGAATTCGTTTCAAAGCCTGATAACGATGGTATGCAAGAAAATTATTTAAAACGATTGGAGGATTTAATTTATCAAGTCTCAATGGTGCCTAACCTTAACGATCAAGCTTTTGCAGGTAATCAAAGCGGTGTAGCTCTTCAATACAAGCTACTATCTTTACAAAATAAAACAGCAAACCAAGTTAGAAAATTCAAAAAATCACTCAGACAGTTGTTCCGAGTGATTTTTTCTGTTGGTCAAGTAGTCAATAAGCCTGATTTATGGGATCAATTGTCAATTGAGTTCTATCCAAACTTACCTACTGATGTCGCTGGTGCAATTTCAGAGGCTAAAAATGTTGAAGGACTTGTTTCTCAACGAACAGCATTAAAATTATTGTCGTTCGTTAGTGATCCTGATGAAGAAATTAAGCAAATGAATCAGGAAAAACAAGATTCTATTAAGAATGCTCAACAAGCAGCTGGATCATTACCTGATTATTTGAATTCTGGTGACGATGATGACAAGTCTCAAGAAAAGTAAGACTTACTGGGATGCAAGAGCTAAGGCTGAAAAGGTTTGGCAAGAATCAGCTAAGAAAGATATGGAAAAATACAACCAACGTATAGTTAGTATGTATAACCAAACAATAGCTGATATTAACCGTCAAATTAAAGCTGATTTAGCCTTATCAGAAGGTAAGCTTATTAAAGCTGACTCTATGAAAGAGTATGAATCTCTAGCTAAAAGAGCTGTGGATAAAGCTAATGCATTGAGAGCCAAAGGTAAGCATGTTACTCGTAAGGATTTTAGCGAAGACGTTAATAATCGACTTAAAGTATATAATGCAACGATGCGAATCAATCGGAACGAAATCATTAAATCTAAGATTGGTGCTAGATTAGTAGAATTAGGCGTTGATCAAGAAGAAAGTTTAACTAATAAACTTTGGAACGATTACACCAAAGAAAAAGAACGGCAAGCTGGTATCCTTGGAATTACTACTAAATCCAATCTGTGGACTTCAAAAGAAGTTCAAGAACAAATAGCAGGTCAAATAGCTGGTGCTAATTTTTCCAAGCGAATTTGGGCTGATATTGACGGCTTAAAAGGTCAATTAGATGGATTAGTATCTAGTGCAGTTATACGAGGTGAATCTCCACAACAGATGGCGAAATGGCTAACTGGAATGGCATCTTCCGCTGTAAGTAATCAAGAATATGCTGCTGAAAGATTGGCTAGAACTGAAACGGCTAGGGTATATTTTACAGCTCAGCAGAATTCACTTATGAAGTATGGCTATAAGTTTGTTAAGTGGATTGCAGAAGGTAATGCCTGTAAGGTATGTCGTCAGATTGCTGATAAGAGTACTGAATACGGCGATGATGGGGTTTATCCAGTTAGGGAAGTGCCTAATATTCCGGTTCATCCCAATTGTATGTGCAGTATTTCGGCTTACTGGGTTGATGATGATAAGCTACCAAAAGAAACGAAAGATGAAGATAAAGATATACAAACTATTATTGATGGATTGCAAAGTTCAAATTTCATTTCAACATATGGCGATAAAATAGCTAATGAATTGGCTAAAAAAATCAATACTCTTATGCCAGAGCAAAAGAAGATGTACATTAAGAATTTGAAAAATATTACATTTAGAGAACCTTCAAGTGGTGGAGCAAATGTAGTAGATAAAGTGGTAGAAATTTCAAAGAAAGATCTGTTAGGAACAAAAACAGAAAATAAATTTGGTATCTTTTTCCATGAAA